AAGTTGACACAGGTTACACTAGTTTCCCACCAGGTACAACAGTGTCACAGGTTGACCCACTAGATACATTTGGTGCAACAAACTTCTACAGAGTTGTGTTTACACAGACATCAACGGGTACAATTACCGCGGGTAGTTCAATCACGTTTGTATTTGGTCAACCACCATACGCACAACCAGGTGAAACAATCTTTTCATTCATTGCGGTACCGGGTGAACGTGCAAACTTGGCACTTGACAAGATCAAGGTATTGACTAACACAACACTAGGTGGACGTGGTACGTTCCCTAATGGTCCAGACGTGTTGGCGATTAACGTTTACAGAACAGCAGGTACAGGTGGTGTTCCAGCAACAGTTACACTGCGTTGGTCAGAAGCACAAGCGTAATTTTTATTTTTCTTCTAAAGGTTTTAATTGACTATCACCTTTGATAATTCGATAATTATCTTCAGGATCATCAGCAGTACTCACTTCAGTAATACTACCATTGTCGGTGATACATTGGAGTTGATGAGGCATTAAAGGCAAATTTCTCCAAGTTTCGCCTTCTTTTAATTCTTTTGTGTAAAGTGTTGCATCTTTGGTATCGATCCAACTTAATAAAAATTTGCCTGAATTGACAAACCAACTTTCATCTTTAGTTTTGTGGAAATGCATAGAAAATTTAGCATTCTTTTTTGTGAATACTAATAGTTTTCCGCAATACTGATCATTGGAAGCGAATATTAATTCGTAACCCCAAGATTTATCTACTTTACCTTCTTTATTAATCATTCAAAAATTCTTCAACTGTTTTAAATTTATGTTGTATATGTTTATTTAATTCTGTCAAATCTGCTGAGGTGTAGGTCTGATACTGTCCTTGTAATTTTCCAGGCATTGGTATTATTTCTATTTCAGCATTGTATTTTTTAGCAACCAAATCAGCAACTTTTTGAAAAGATATTGGTGCTCCTGTACCTATATTAAAAATTCCTGACACATCTTTTGTAAGCATTTTGCCATGCACTTCGCAAACATCATTTACACTAACAAAATCTCTTAGATATTTGTCACTGTTTTCAAATAATTTTATTTTGCCTGTTTTGGCTTGGTTTGCAAATTTAGTAATTGGCGATGCTTGATCTCCTTTGCTTTCTTCATTGTTTCCATACACATTAAAATATCTAAAACCTTGAACAAGCACTTTGAATTCACCCATTATACTTTGCACAAATCTATCAAACATATATTTGCTCCAGGCATAAGCATTTAGTGGATACACATCACCGTCTTCTTTGAAGTTTCCAGTGTTACCATACACACTTGCCGAACTAGCATATTGAAAGTTTGTACCCATTGTGTCACACATTTCTAAAAGTTTCATACTGTATTCTAGATTGTGTTTTAAAATTTTATCCACATTCCTTTCAGTGGTGCTTGATATTGCTCCAAGATGTATTACCCAATCGTATAAAGAAGGGTCTGGAAAATGATTATAATTTTGCCAAGGAAAGCCAATCACTTCATGTCCTTCTTTGGCTAATTGCATTCCTAAATGACTGCCTATAAATCCTTTGTATCCTGTTAAACAAATTTTCACGTGTTACTCCACAATTTTATAATTTCCTCTGATCCTTTTGGCGCTATATCTTTTGTCAATTCGTCTGTATGATGTGCTACATAATTTATATTAATGTTTACTCTTGACCTTTTATCTGTACAAGTACTGCCAGAGTGTTCCATATAACTAGGAAATATAACCATAGAGTTCTCAACACTAGGTACTTTATCGCCATCTTTGAATTCTGTGTATCCGTTGTTTGTATTACAATAAAAAATTGCTGTGTAACTTAATGGCACACTTACATCACAATGCATACCATGAGTTATGATCTCACTCTGACTGGGTATATTATTTGCTTTGACACGTAGAAAAGTATGTGGTTGTAACACAGCAAATATCGGTATTAACATATTCCATAGTTCTGGTCCTGTCACAATGTTGCTTACTTCGTGAAATTTGTGTACAAATTGTATTTGTAATCTTTCATCTGTGTTTGCTTGGTGAGGATGTACAACGTGGTCTTGATAAAACCAAGGAAATTTATCACTAAACATTATATCTTTAATGCTTTGAAATTGTTCTTTACTCAACGCATCTGTAATTATAATTTTATTATTTTTTATTGTTTTGTTCATTTACTTTGTCCACTATATTAGATGTCGAAAAACCTTGTACTGTGGGAAAAATTTTTACATCTGCTAATTCATTTCCTACTGTTGTTGCCACAGTGTAATCTCCACCTTTGACTATGATGTCTGGTCCATTATTTTTTATTGCTTCTATTGGAGTATCTTCATTAAACACAACAACTTTATCTACCCAAGGTAATTGTAATAATTGTTGTTCACGTATTAGAGCATTATTATATGGTCTATCATCGCCCTTTAATCTTTTTACACTGGAGTCAGAATTAATGCCAACAATCAGAATATCTCCCTGTTGTTTTGCAAATTTTAATAATTCTAAATGTCCTTTATGCAATATATCAAACACACCATTTGTCCATACCACTGTGTCTTCAACATCTGTTTTAGAAATCACAGATACTCCTCTTTTTTGTACAATTTTTTGAGCACCTTTATATGCAAGTTCACAAGCACTAGGAATATCTTTGTATTGACTGTAATGAGCAATTATGGCAAGCACAGAATCACCTGCACCGCTAACATCTGATACTTCAATTGCATCACCTTTTATATGTGTGTATGAATCTTTGCTAACCACATGAATGCCATTAGCACCATCAGTTACAATTAACCATGTCCACAAATTGAATACACATTTTTGTTGTGCAATTTCAATGTTAAATTTGCCAAACCATGCTTCGTATTCTTTCATGTTTGGTTTTACTAAAAATGCTCCAATATATCTACTGAATCCTTGCTTTGGATCTACATAAACATTTTTACATTTTGTTAAAATTTTTTGGACTGTATCTTTTTGTATTACTCCTTTGTTGTAATCGCTGATTAAAACAGTGTCAGTATCTACAAGGTCTTTCAATAATTCATCTTCAACTGTGCTTTTGGTATATGATAGTTCTTTGTCTACTCTTAACAGATGTTGACCATTTTGTCCTACCATTCTTGTTTTGGTTGTGGTCATTTCAGCATCTTGGCAAACACGTGACGATATGTTATTTTGCAGTAAAATTTCAATGATTTTGTGCCCGGCAATGTCTTTGCCCACGGCACCATATAGCCACGTGTCTGTGCCCAAGTTTGACAGGTTTAAAGCGAGGTTTCCTGCCCCTCCAACGTTGAAGTCTTTTGTTTTCTCTTTGAGTACAATGACTGGTGCTTCTGGACTGACTCTATCACAATCTCCTTCAATCCAGGAGTCCAACATTACGTCACCAATTATTTTAATCATTGCATTAATTTTAACATTTTGAACACAGTATCCAATTTTAATTGATTCATTTTATTTTGGATAGTTTTGCGTAATCCTTGATGCAAAGGTTTGGGCCAATGACCAAAACTTACCCAGGCATAGCCATCGTGTTCTGTATTCAATTTTGGAATAAATTCTTTTTCAACAACGCAGATGTATGTGTGATACAAAAAGTTTTCATCATTACTGATAAAGGTTTCCATTGGTATCCTTTTAATAATATTCTGGTCACCAATTTCCTCTTTTATTTCTCTTTGAAGACCTTCCCATAAATTTTCATTGGTAGTTGTACCTCCAACTAGTCCCCAAACTTGATTTTGTTTACTTTGCGTTCTATGTAACAACAAGAAACGTTGTGTGTCTAAAGTGTAGAAGAGTGCTCCACACCCGGTTATTTTACTGCTCATGTAATTAATTATGTGACTAGGAGATCTTCCAAGTGCCTTTTCGATATTCGCCTTCGAACGATAATAACCATTCACTACCATTCCATTTGTATTGTACACCTGTTTTTAAATTGGTAATGTATGAAGGTATAAATGTGCTGTCGCCTGGATCAGGATTAGCACTTGCATCAAAAATTATTTCCCAATTAGTACCATTCCATTCAACAATGTCATTAGCACCTGCTACCAAATCAATATTACTGTCACCTTTCCAAGCATCTGCGCCATCAACATTTGAAGCACTGCCTATATCTTTTAATAATAATAATCTTTTTCCATTTTGTTTAACACCTGATGGATTGTATGTTGTTGGATCAACTATAAAGTCCACAGAACCTCTTGTATCTACAGGGCCAACAATTACTGTATCAGTTGGAATAGTGTCTTCGTCCCAAGTAACTAGCAGTTGGAAAGGATTTGTTTCATTCACTGCAACTGTACCAATCACTGGTACATCTATTCCTTCTCTATGTAGAGATATTTGACTTAATCCTGTTTTGAAATTTGGAATAACATCTAAATATCCGTCCCATACTATTCCGCCAATAACACCTTTGTCTATAATTTGTACAACACTGTTTAACACATACACATCAAATTGTGTGCCTGTTGTTCCTTGTACAGAACTTGTATCTTTTCTTGTTGCAACACTCGAATCAATAGTGCCATCTGCACTTGCTCTAATGTCTGCTTTAATACTTTTTTCGTAATCATCTTGATACGCCATAAGTTCAGGCATTGTTTGACTTAAATCTATATTTCCTGTTCTTTCATTGAATATACTTGTGATGATATGAGTTATCACTCCTAACTTTTTAACTTTTGTAGGTGGACTAATGTATATAGGCATTGTAAAAGTCATTGATGCGACATCTATTTCTGTTTCTGTGCCTGTTGGAATTGTATTAGAAGCAAATGATATATTCGTTAACTCAACCACACTTAAACTTGTCCAGTCCACATAGTTGTCAGTTGTTTGTATTTCTAAACTAGGGTTGAACAACATCATAATTTGTTCCATAATTTGTAATTTTTGTTCTGTATTACTTGTCCACATATCAACAGTCATTGTTAGTGTGTAAGGTGTAGGCATCAAACGTTCTACAGTCACGTTTTTTCCTTGAGTGTTTAGATACTCTTTATTATTGCTGTCATATGCACGTTCTCTAATGTGTATTTTACTCACAAAACTTGCATCTGCAATTCGTGTTCTGTCCATTTCTAAGTTAGTAACGTATGCCGCCATTCTTGGAACAGAAGGCAATTTATTTTCAGAATTGTCTCTAATAATGTGAGCAACTTGTCTTGTGATGTTTCCGTACATTACAGGCACTTGTCTTAATGCGCCATCGCCATCTTTGTATGAAAAATTGCTTAATAGACGAATTAATTGAGTAATATATCTTCTAATTTGTCCATCGTAAAAATGTTGCATTATTTTTTCTCTTTATTCTTTTCGTTAAATTTTTTACTTTTAGGTGCGTAATACGTTCTTACTTTCCCCATATAATTTTTAGTTACCTTTTTAAGTCCTTGCGGTCCTGCTGTATGATCCATTGGTATACCGACTATGCCAAATAACTCTTTTAATTTCATTATCCATCCGCCTTAGGTCTTAATGCTTTTGATAAACTTTGTCTTTCTTTNACAGTTTCGCCACCAACATTTCTAGTTTTTGTATTATTGATAAACGTTCCTTTTTGATTTGCTCTTGTATCTGTTTGTGACAATGTATGACGTATATTATCTTCCATTTTCACCCAACGTCCACCATCATATCTAAACAATCTATTTGGTAAGAAGTCAGTACGTAAAAAATAATCGCCTTTGTCTGAAGCAGTTGGGAAACTTATTCCAAATCCAAATACTTCTCCATTAGGTGCAAGTCCGTCACCTAACAAGTAACCATCATAACCAGTTTTACTAGGTGTTTGATTTACTCTATCTGCTAGTGTATTTTGTGTAGTTGTATCTAATTGTGTTGTATCTGTTGTAACAAGTTCAGGTTTGCCTTTATCATCAACTTGTAGAGTGTAAAAATGTGCAATATCATATCCTGACTTGCCGGAATCTGCTTCTGCTTGTTGTACAACTGCATTATTAATTTGCATTTCTTGTTCATATGTAGAAAGTACATCACGTAATTTTTGTGAAGAACCTTCTTCTGTAGGCAAATCAAGTATGTCTTTAAATTCTTGTGAGTCGTAAATTTGTTTTAATTTTACTCTGTAAAGATGTGGATACCAAGTAGGTGAAAAACCTTCTGCCGCTCTGTTGATATCTTCTACAACATAAAAACGTTTGAGTGCAACTTGAAAATCATTCAACGCATATTCATCTTTTAGATGTGGTAATTCAAATACATCACCTGGCATAATTTTTCTGCCCAAAGTTTTTACACTTGAAGTGATAGGTATAGTCATAAACAGTGTGTCATTGGCTAGGAAAAGTCCAAATTGACTCATATCAAAGTCTATGTCTGCAACATTATAAATTCCACGAAGTTTGTACACATCAGGATCATACTTTCTATCCCTATTTTCTAGGAATAACATATCCTGAATGTTGGTTTCTTTTACAGCATTGTATCTTGGTTCAGCCGCTGTGGCATCGTCCTCACTTGGATTCTTAGGNCCTAGGTATTTGTGTACAAAGACATCAGTACCGCCAACAGTGAACATTTCTGCTACTGTTTTATCTAAAAACGTGTAATCATGAC